TCAGTCCTCTAATCCGTGACTTCCAGCCGCATTTCTCAGATACTCCTCTGGCTCACCGTTCAAAATTAGCTCTGCATACGCCAGCGGGTCATTGTAGATGAGGTAGTCCAGTTCAGACCTCTGCGCCATGGTAACATCCAGTGCATCCTCGACACCGGTGCAGTTGATGGAAATTTTGCGCCCATCCCGGAGCAGCAGCTCCACACAGCCGGTGCCCATGTTAAACTGACAGGCTCTTGCATCGTACTTCATAATCTTGCGTCCCTTCTGCCTTACGGCACTCTTACTGTTGTGACCTTCGTGATACGGTCTTTCTTCTGATAAGGTTTTGGACACACAGCCGTAAGGGAAGAGCCATTGTTCTCGTTTCCGAAGAAAACAAAAAATCCGAGCCCTTCTCCTATCGAGAAAAGGTTCGGATTTTCATGGTTTGGTGCGGATAAGAGGACTTGAACCTCCACCGAGTTGCCCCGATTAGAACCTGAATCTAACGCGTCTGCCATTTTCATGGTTTGGTGCGATGGAAGGGACTCGAACCCCCGGCCTACTGATTCGTAGAGGGCCTTTATATGAGTTTCGGCGTTTTTGGTCATTACAGTTTATGTAGATTTATCGTCATTTTTGTGTCCGTTTGTGCATGGTCGTTTCACTTCTTTTCGATTCAACAAGGCACAAATAAGGCACTTTCCAGAGGGCATACAATCCCATAAAACGGACACCGTGAAGAAGGCAAAAAAGTTGACGGCTCACGAGGGCGGCAGAAACGCCCCTGTGGGCCGTCTTTTGTTATGCGTGTGACTTTTCCTTGATTCGGCTGAAAACGTCCGTCAGCGCGTCCGCTGCCGCCGCATCGCTGGAACGGATGAACCCGGCGTAAATGTCCGTGGTGGTACTGGTCTTTGCGTGGCCCAGTCTGCCCGAAACCGTTGTAACAGGCACATGGGCCGCTATCAGCAAGCTGGCGTTGGTGTGGCGCAGGCTGTGGAAGTGAACCGCCGGGAGATCATGGGCGGCCAGGAAGCCCGGAAACCAGCTTGTAACCGCGTTGGGGTCGAACGGCTGACCGTTCCAGCGGGTGAACAACAGGTCATTGTCTACCGTCTTGCCGTTCTCGATCTCCACCCGGCGCACCCACTCGGAACCGACCTTGAACCGTTCGGCCTTTTGGTGCTGGCGGTACTCCCGCAGCAGCTGCACACACTCCGGGCCTATCTTGATGCACCGCCGGGAGCGCTTTGTCTTGGGTGCCGTGAACACTGTGCCGCGCCCGGCAATGTTCTGCACCGTCCTGTTGATGGAGATCACACCCGCGTCAAGGTCAATGTCCGACCAGCGCAAGGCACATATCTCGCCCCGGCGGGCACCTGTGAGCAAGGCCAGCTGTGTGATAACGCTGTACTGTGCTGGCGCGTCCTGCAGGGCTTCCAGCAGCTTGGCAACGTCCTCTTCCTGTAAGGCTTCCACTTCGATTTCTGCCGCTTTGGGGGCTTCTGTGCGCCGACAGGGGTTTTCATCGATCAGCTGCCACTTGACCGCCTTTTCAAACACGCTGGACAAAAAGCGGTGATAGTGCAGCTGCGTGTTGCCGCCCAGCTTACCGCCCGCCCTGACCTTCTTGGTAAAGGCTTTGGACAGGGGCAGCCCGGCGGCATCGGCCACCTTCTCGGCGGTCTTATGGCTAACCGGCTTGCCGCTACACAACCCCCGCATGGTTTCCTCGCCCACTCCGGCGGTTTCCCGGATCCTTGCCCGCTGGCCTTTCGGCAGCAGCTTCAGCAGCGCAGCCGTTGCCGTATAGGTGGAATCTTGCCGCACTCCGTCCTCGGACAGGTTCGCATAGAACGCCATGAGGTGCGCCGGGCGTATCTGGTTGACCTTCATGTGACCCAGAGCAGCGGACACGCGTGGCACCAGCTTTCTGTATTCGGTGGCCGTCTTGGGCTTCAGCTGGCGGTCTGCGTACTCGGTGAACCAGCGCTCTATCAGGTCGTCAAGCTTCATGGACGCATCCAGCGAAATGCCACTGTGCACTTCTTGTTCAAAGGCATCTGCCTGACGTTGCAGTTCCTTTTCCAGCTTCTTCCCGGTCAACCCCGGCGGGGGAGTGAAGGTGCGGTTTACCATCACCTGACGGCCCTGCCGATCATAGCCATTGGAGACCCGGATGCAGTAGGAGCAGGTACCGTCCTTCTTCATCCGCTTTACGATCTTCGCCATCTGTCACCCCTCCCTTACCGGTTTCAATTTTCATCCGTCTTACAGCTTGTATCAGTATCCCTTGATTCTTCATCTTTATCCCGCTCAACAAAATCTTTGAATATATAGGAATCATCTGGAATTTGCTGCTTATTCAAAAACCGTCCAACAAAATCTTGGACAATAGCGCAACTTTTATATTTTCTGTATGACAAATCTTCCTTATATCGTTTCTTCGTAAAATATAGTTCTCTTATAAACTCGGCATCTGTAAAACGCGCATGAGATTCCTTAAAACTTTCAAACTCTTTTTCGGCTAATGCTGTATAGTCAATATCCATAGACTCTTCATCCATACAGTCAAACGTAAAGGCAAGGTCTACATGATAATCATAACCGTAGCTGTAAAAAAGCGGAGCCAGTCGCCTTAAGAAATCATCATTATATCTTTGTGCCACTATTTTTTCAACATCTGCCTCAGAAGCAAAAACTTCTGTTTGCCCTTTTAATATTTGATTTATTTCAAAAGCTTCCCGAATTATCCCTGCGAGTTCAAATATCGTACCATCTGAAATTATTTTTGAAACAATACCACATTCATTCCGGTATTTTATCGCACTTGGGTCTTCCGTTGAATATTTAGCAAAATGAGCTTTGTTACATTCATCATTAAAACGTTTTCTTTTATAGAGTGCGTTTACAGCATCATCCGACAATCCGATAGTATCGGTAATCATTCTCATGGTGATTTCTGATGACATTGAGTTTGTCAGTCCCATAAGATAATCCGTTGTCACATCAAAATATCTGGCAATTTCACAGATACTTATAGCGTCAGGAACTGTCGCTCCATTTTGCCAGTTGCTCACGGTCTGGCGCGTTGTCTTAAATTCTGCTGCCAGCTCATCCAAAGTAGCTCCTTTCTTTTCAATTAGTTTGCGGAATCGCTTTGGAAAAGGATCTTTGTAGTCAAATGATTTCTTTGTTTTTGCCATTGTTGCACCTCGTTCGCAAATAAAAATAACATTTTTAAAAATATGTTGATTTTATTTTCTCTTTCGCTTATACTAAGCATATCACAAGTAAATCAAACATTCAATAAGAAAAGGTAAATTTACTTGAATTTTCGTAGAGAGGAGAATTTTCTATGGATGAAAACGCAAAAAAGGCACGCCGAGCGTACGCCAACGCGTGGAGAGCAGCCAACAAAGACAAGGTACGAGAATATAATCAGCGTTACTGGAAGCGCAAAGCCGAGCAAATGCAGCAGAACGCCGAGCAAGAGAAAGAACCGTCTAAGTAAGGCCCCTGCCGCACAATCCATTTTTACCCTGGAACATGGTGAGAAAAATTCACCAAAAAGAGCAGTACATTTCATCACAGCTTTTTGATATGCAAAATCAGCAGCAAAAATCCATAAATCAGGCGGGCGTTCCCCTGTAAATCTATTGCAAAACAAGGTAATCCATTGCAAAGCATGACACTAGATATCACCAGATGGCAACAGATGGATTTTGACGCAAAAGATTCATCTTCAACAATGCTGCATTGCCTTGATTCCGGGTTAAAATTTGGCGGTATTGCAATTCTTTTCAAGTCGTGATACTATGCAGCCACGACGAACAAAACGATACAAAAAGCAACTTTGGAGGTGGAAGAATGGGTGATTCTATCCGATACCCAAACATGGGCACGGTGGCAAAAGCCGCCGAAATTTACGGGCTTTCCCCGGCCTATATCAGGCGACTGTGCAAGCAGGGAAAAATCCGCTATGTGAACGCCGGGCACCGCTGGCTGGTGAATCTGGACAGTCTGGCCCGGTACTTTGAACAGGGAGACCCGGCGGACGGGGAAGAAGCCGCCCAGGGCATCCGTCGGGTAGCGAGGTAAGTTAATGGCAGTAAAACGAATGTTCTCCAGTTCCGTTACCGAAACAGACAATTTTCTGGAACTGCCGCTAAAGTCTCAAGCCCTGTATTTTCATTTGGGGATGCAGGGCGATGATGACGGCTTTGTGGCAAATCCAAGAGCGATCATCCGTTCTATCGGCTGTACTGCCCGCGATTTGAAGCCTCTGGAAGCCGCCGGATACGTCATTTCTTTCCCTTCAAAAGTGCTTGTAATCACCGATTGGAAAGCCAACAACAATTTACGCAATGACAGATATAAACCGACTGCGTTTCAAAACGAACTTGCGCAGTTAAAAGAAACAACGAATAAGCGTTATATTATGGCTTGTGCTGGTATACCAAGTGGCAACCAGATGGCAACCAATGGTATACCAGCCGTCAACCAAGTGACAACCCAGCATAGCATAGCAGAGCATAACTTAGAAAGAAGTAGTAAGAAAGCCGCCACAACAGCCGCCCGGACAGATTCAGACCTTGCCCAGATCGTGCAGCATTTTCAGGCCGAAATAGGCGAGTTTCCCCGCTCTGCGCTGGACAAGCTACAACGCTACCGGGAAGCGTTTTCAACCGAGCTGATTTGCAAGGCCATTGACGAAGCCGCCGAGAACGGTGTGCGGAAGTGGCGCTATGTTGACGGCATCCTGAAGGGCTGGCAGGCGGACGGTGTGCGGACGTTGGGCGACGTGGAAGGCCGCCGGGAAGCCCGAAAGAAGCCCGAACAGCCGCAGGAAAGAAAGTTTGAGGTGCTGACATGAACATTCACAAGGTTTTACTGGGTGCAATCCTCATCAAGCCAGACCTTGCGCCCTACTCTCTGCCGAATCTGGAAATCGAACACTTCCCGGCAGACCTTCAACCGGTGTTTGCGGCATTGTCCGGCCTTTGGAACGCAAAGGGCAAGCTGGACGCGGTGGAAGCCTGCACTCGATACCCGGAGCAGCGGACGGCCATCATGGAGTGCGTAGAAGAATGCGAGGGCGAGTATATCGCCATCACCCGCGACCGCATAGAAGAATGGACACAGCTTGTCAGGGAACAGGCCGCCCTGACACGATTTCAGGAACTGTCCATTCAGGCAGCAGGCAGCCTGACCACCTTTGCAGACCTGCCCGACCTGTACAGCAAAATGGGCGAAGCCCTGACGCTTGACCGGGATGAACAGGATTTCAAGCCCATCGGGGAGCTGGTAGACACCTACATCCGTAAACTGGATGAAAAGCCGCGGTACATCCCTAGCGGCATCCCGGTGCTGGACAAGCACTTGCATCTTGCCCCGGGCAATTTGTTCATCATCGGCGGCCGACCGTCTGCCGGTAAAACCGCCCTGTCCCTGCAAATGGCTTGCGAACAAGCCCGGCGGGGCTTCCGGGTGTGCTATTTCAGTCTTGAAACCGACCCAGACACCTTGACCGCCCGCATCATTGCAAACCGTCTGGCGGTTCCTCTGGCTGATGTGAAAGCGAAGTCGGTTCCGCAGTCTGACCTTGACGATCTCGCAGAACTGCACAGGCTGCCGCTGTTCGTCCGTTCTGCATCCGGCAAGGGTGTTGGATGGGTCAAGGCACAGGCCCAGCGGATGAAAGCGCAGGCTATTTTCATCGACTATTTGCAGCTACTGGCAGACGGTAAGGCAAAAGACCGCTATCAAGCCATCACAGGAATCTCTATTGCCCTGCATGAACTGGCACAGACAACCGGTATCCTCGTGATAGCACTGGCCCAGCTGAACCGCAATGCTGCACACGCATCCCCCAGCACCGCTGATCTGAAAGAATCCGGGCAGCTGGAACAGGATGCAGACGCAATTTTGCTGCTGTCCAGCGATGGAGAGCAGTACAAATGCGTCCTTGCAAAAAATAAAGAAGGCAAAATTGGAGAAATCCCCTTGACCTTCGACAAGACTCGCCAGCGGTTTCTTGCTCTCACAAGCGAATTGGAAAGGAGGTGAGCACATGAAACGCGATCCAAACCGCCCGCGCCGCCGGGAACCATATCATTACGATGCAGAGGCATCAGTATATCTTGCTAGCATTCTGGCGATTTTGCAGCGGGGCCAAAGCATTCCCGTGCGTGTGTTGCAGATGGTTTACCGTTTGTTGCTGCCGTATGGGCCGGGTGGAAGCTTGAAAAAATGAACCGTAAAAATGGAAAACCGCCCTGTGTGCTGCGAACACACAAGGCGGCAAGAGCGGGTCGACGCATTGCAATTTTAATGTCTCCCCGCCTCCATTATATCACAACGGAAATCCGAATGGAGGGCAAACTGTGAAAATTTTTGACATTCTGCCGCAAGGCGAAGAACACGCATTATCTGGCGGCGAGATTGACCGCCTGCTTGGCATCACACCGCGAGAGCGCCGCGCACAGGCTTCCCGGGAGCTGGCGCAAGGTCTGATGGTGCTGTACACTTCGGAGCCGCCCGGCGGCTATTTTAGGCCGTCTGACGGCGAGAAGGGGCGTGCAGAAATCAAGCGTTTTCGGGAGCGTGAAGCAGCCAGAGCGCGGGCGATCACTGAAAAAGTGCGCGCTGCTGACGCTATTTTGAAGCAGTGTGACGGTCAGACGCAGCTTGAACCGCTGGGCAAAATCTGAATTTTTAGAACCGGATGCAAAGGCGTCCCCAATGTATGAGGTACTTACCGTGAAACTGAACTTACTGAAACATATGAAATCCAAACCCCGCACACCGGCCTACGTGGAGGAAGTCTATCACAGAATCGAGGTCGAAATGTGCACTGCCCGCAATGCTGTTGTCGCTCTGGATCTGCGTATTGGGCACATCGTTGCAAAACTGCCGCCAGAAGATCAGGCAGAGGTGGAAGCAGCGTTGAAGGATTACAATGTGACAGTTTGCACCGCAATCAGCAAGGCGGGCGGACTGCTGGCGGCGCTGGATCCGCGTGACGTGGAAACATTGCCAAAGGTCTGGGCACCATTGGACGATCCACGAAACCCCAAGAGCAGCATTGCTGCCCGAAATAATCCGTAACTTCGCCCCCTCTCGACACGCCGCCGGGAGGGGGCATTTTTCACATGAAATATCGTTGATTTTTGCCCGGCGGAATAGTGCTTTTTCGTTGGAGAAATGGCAGAAATATGGTATAATAGAGCTGTAAAGTTGTCGGTTTTTGATAAATTTACAATATAAAATTTTAGAAAGGAGATCTTGCTTTTGAATCTTTTTACTCTTTCGGTTGAGCTTGGAATGGATACCTCGGAATTTGAGCGTGGCATTTCACAAGCCAAAACCAAGACGGCAGCCTCAGTTACTGAAATGAAGTCGCAATACAAATCGTTGGCAGCTTCACTGGGCGGCTATCAGAGCGCCTTTAACAAGGCTGTTGCACAATACGGCACATCGTCCCAAAGCGCGCAGAAATACAGCGCAAAGATAGCCGAACAGAGGCAGAAACTGGACAAATGTCGGAAATCGCTGGAAGCTGTAGGCGTTTCAGTGGAAGATGTTGGCCGGAAAATGGAACGTGCCTCCGCTAAAACAGAGAGCCTTTCCGTGCCTTTTTCCGGGTTGAGTAAGACGCTGACAGGTGCTTTTACAAAATCACAACTGATTGCAACGGCAATCACCAGTCTTGCAGGAAAATTTGCGTCTTTTGGAGAAGGTGTGGTGAAGCAAGGCGCGGATTTCAACCAGGCAATGGAAAAATACCGCGTTGCGTATACCAACATGCTTGGATCCGCAGAACAGGCGCAGGCCGTTTTGAACCAGATCAAGCAGGATGCAGCACACACGCCGCTGAATGTTGATTCGCTGGTTCAGGCAAACCAGCTGCTTATCAGCGCAGGCGTAGACGCGGGCAAGGCCCGCAGCACGATTCTGGCACTGGGCGATGCAGTATCGGCTACAAGTGGAGGCAATGATGCTTTGTCCCGTATGGCTGCGAATCTGCAGCAGATCAAAAACGTGGGCAAAGCCAGCGCTGCGGACATCAAGCAATTCGCAATGGCTGGCATTGATATTTATGGCATTCTGGCCGACTACACGGGAAAAAGCACCGCCGAAGTGCAGAACATGACCATCAGTTATGATCTGCTGACGGCGGCCCTGCAAAAGGCATCCGAAGAGGGCGGGCGTTATTATAACGCAATGGAAACCCAGAGCCAGACAATGAGCGGCCGCATTGAAACCCTGAAAGACAATTGGTCGCAGCTGCTTGGAACGCTTACAGAAGGCCTGACGGAGACGGAAGGAAAACTCGTAACAGCTGCTTCTGGGTGGGTGCAACGGCTGCAGGAGGCCTTTGAGACGTCCGGTGCAAACGGTCTGATGCAGGCGGGTGGTCATATTGTGGACGACATCGCAACCGGAATTTCCGACGGTATTCCCTCTCTTGCCACACAGGCAGCAGGTGCTGTGCAGAATTTTGCCCTGTATCTGCAGGACAACACAGGCCAGATCGTGGATACGGGCGGACAGCTGCTGACCAGTTTGGCAAACGGGATCCTGAGCACGGCCCCCATAGTTGCGAATGCTGCTGTACAGACAGTTTCTTCGCTTGCTGTGGAGCTTTGGAACAATGCGGATAAAATTTTTACAGCTGGTGCGGATTTGCTGGGGAAACTGGTTGAGGGCTTTTTAAGTTTGACCGGCAATGTAATTGAAGCTATCGGGAACATCACTGCGGCGATTGTCACAAAGATTTTTACGACGGATTGGGTGCAGATCGGCAAAGATATTGTTTCGTCTATCGGTCAAGGCATCCTTAACGGAGTTTCAGCAATGTCCGGCCCGCTTGATCGGCTGTCGTACAAGCTGAACCATGCTCTAGGTAAAAACGGCTATGAAGAAAACACATTTGAGGCGTGGGCCGCTGCCAACGGCAAAACGTCCGAAACCAGATACCAGCAAGGCAGCCCGAAAGATGCTGCTTATTGGAAGCGATACGGAGACAGGATTGCCCGGCAATACGGCCTGAATGAAACAGGGCTTGATACCGGAAGCAACGGAACGGACACACCGTCCGGAGAAGATACCACTAAAGTTACAAAGACCGGCTCCACCGTCGAAACGGTCATTTCGTCCATCTCCAGCACGGCTACGACCACCGCACAGAATGCGTTGGGCACTGTGACCACCAGCATCCAGACTCTCACCGAAAAGGTCAAGGACAGCGCGGGCAGCATCAAAGACCGCATCACCGAGACCACCACCACGACCGGCAAGGAGATGGTGAACGGTGTTGCCACGACCTTTAAGCAGGTCGAGACCAAAGTCAACGGCACGGTCACAAAGGTCACAAAGACCTATGACGACATGTCAAAAACGCTGCTGGGCACCTTTACCAACGTCTCGGAAACCATCTTTGACGGCATCACCACAAAGGTGCAGCAGGCGGTGGAGAAGTACGCGGACGGCAGCGAGCATATCAAGAAGACCGTCACAGAGACCGGCCAGCGCGTCGGCGAGAACGGCGCGGAGACCTACGAGAAGATCATCACCTACATCGACGGCATTCAAGACAAGGTGACGGAGACCTCCAACGAGATTGACAAGAGCGTAAAGGGCACCCAGAGCCGCATTGACCAGCAGCTGAGCGAGGCTTCCGGCCAGCTGGATAAGGGCATTTTCGGGCTGGTAAAGAACACCTTCAAAGACGCCAAAAACGGCGACTGGGCAAGTCTTGGGCTGGATTTTGTCAATCTGATCTGGGGCGAAGTGTCGCAGGAGCAGCGTAACGTGATCTCTGATTGGCTCAATAAGGCACTGACCGCAGTCAATGAGGGTTACTTCAGCGGCGGCATCGGCAAGGCGCTGGAATCCATCCAGAGCATCTTCACAAACGGCATTACTGCCGGAGTGGATGGCGCCACTACGTCTGTAAAAGCGTTCTCTGAGATCGTCAGCGGCCTTGCAGGCTCCGGCGGCGTTGGCGGCTCTCTGGGCAGCATTGTACAGGGCTTTTCCGGCATGGCGGGGAGCATCACCTCTTCGTTGGGTAGTATCGTGTCCTTTATCATGTCAAACCCCGTCCTTGCCCTGATCCTGGGCGTGGGTGCAGTCGCTGGCGGCATCGGCATTGCCGCGTGGATGAACAAGAACAAAAAGGAAGACACCGCCGTCAGCCACTACCAGAGCCCCTTTGACAAGACCGGCGTGTATGACAGTCTGGGAACCTTCTCCACCCGCGCGGCCCTGCAGTACCGCGTTACCGGCCAGCAGTCCATTGTTGACCGGCAGACCAGCATTCTGGAACGCATTGAAGGGATGCTGGACGAGCATCTGCCTGACATCGGCAAGGGTCAGGTGGTCATGGACTCCGGCGAGCTGGTGGGCGTGCTGTCGCCCCGCATGGCGACCAACGTCGATGCACGCATCGGCGTGACGGTGACACGGAAAGCGAGGGGTGTGTAAAACTGCCGGAAGGCGCAAAATAAGAGCCTGACATGAATTTGTAAACACAATCACGCGCGTGTATCGTGTCATTAAATTCCAGCCCGGCGGGGTACATAAGGCCGTTGTCACTCTGTGTGGCAGCGGCTTTTTCTGTGCCGGGGTCGCGAAACACGAGGGGGTCTGCCGGGATGGGGTAACAAAACGTTACCCCATTGGGCAGCACACTCTCCCCCACGAGTGGGGGAAGATATGCTCGATTTTGAGCACATCTTTCGGCACGACTGCCGAAAATCGCAACAAGTTGCGAAAACCGATGAACTTTCCTATTCGCCCACTTATGGGCGAAAAAACATTGCCAGAAGTGGCTACGTCGCAGCATGTTGCGATGGCCGCGGTCAGACCGTTCCCATCTCTTAAAGGGGGTCGCGTTTCACGCCCCCCTTTGACGGCTGAATTTTAAGCGCTCCTACCTAGTGGCGGAAAATTCCGCCACTAAACAATACCTTTTGGCAGCTGAATTTTCAGCCGCCGGTTATACCCTGCTGCTTCCCGGGGGCGTAACGAAATGTTCCCCCCCTCAAGGTCGGAAAATCGCCGGGGACTGGGTTTTACGACCGTTGCCACAAGTGGCAATGAGATTGTTCGATGGGCAAGAGTCCGCAAGTATCTTGAGGATTTTGGCATTGCAACAAGTTGCGATGGCCATCTTCCCGACTACATCCCCGAGAACGTCTTCTACCGCCTGGGGAAGATAATACATTGCCCCCACTCCGTGAAACGCAGAGTGGGGGTACCGCGTGAAGCACGATATACCACCTGCCGACAGAAGATTTCAACCCGTACAAAAATGTACGAGTTCAGTCGGAAGGCAACCGAAAGGTGGAACGCACGATTGACGACCACCAACTCACCATCCCAATGGCCAAAGAGCTCTGCATGATCCAGCGCAACGAGCGTGGCAAGCAGGCCCGGCAGTATTTCTTGGCCGTGGAGGCGCAATGGAACAGCCCGGAGGGGTATCGCGTTTCACGATAGCCCTAAACGGTGCGTTCTGTTTCAGAACGTACCCCCTACTCCGCATTTCATGGTATAGGGGTGTTCCGTTTTGGAACTCCCTTCATCTGGTGGCCGAAAATTCGGCCACTAAAGATCACAGCGCAGTTTTGCGCGCTGGTTCACAAGCCGATGCATATCCGCCGGGGTGTCCCCAGTTTTGGGGAGACCCAGAGCATCACGACATTTTTCATTTGCACACAGCATAAAAACAAACCGCTATGCGCTTTTTCTGTGTGTCAGAATGTGATATAATAGAGATATAAACCGGACTTTAGTGGCACTGCCGGGATTGGCTGGACAGTTTTGTCTTACCAATGAACCTGCGCAAATTTGAGCGGGTTGGAGAGGGTGTGTCCCAAAATGGACAGCCCCGGCGGTTATTGGTCAAACATTTTTGTGAAACCAATGTCGGATGCTCATTTTTGAGCGGGCAATCTCGCTTTGCATATCTGGAAAGCAACGGCAGACAATTTTGCTCACCGTGCAACGCGGTCAAAAATGACCGTGTTCAAAACCACTACCCTGATTCAGGGTGATGGTCTGAGCCGATTTTTCGGCTGTGTGAGGTCTGCGAAGTTTTGCGCAGCCCCTACGTCGTGAAACGCGACACGGGGTAAGGGTGTGAATTGAAATCATACCCCGGCGGTGCATATCTGGTTTTGGTCACTGTTTTGGTGACCGGGTTGGTAAAGGGGGTCCGTCAGATGGACACCTCGGCGGGGGCCGGTGCCTGATACCGGCCCTTTTGCTCAAAAGTGAGCGAAAGCACTATCTTCCATTTTGGGAAGATAGGTTTTGCTTCTCAAATTCGGGAAGCGAGAGAACGTGACCTTTTCCCCACTTGTGGGGAATTTGCGACGGAATGAAAAAGCTATCACACAAAATTGTGCAAAAGGCTGTGCGGGCAGATATGCGCAAAATAGCGCACATCTTAGATCAGCGCTGAAAATTCAGTTTTGATAGCCCCGGCGGTTTTTCGGATTTTTGCGAAAAACCATTGAGGCAAAGGAGAGCGGAATTTTCCGCCATCAACTAGTAGCGGATTTTTCCGCCACTAAAAGGACAGCCCAAAATTGGGCTGTCCCAGAAAACAGACATTCCCAATTTTGGGGAGACTATGCGCCGCCGGGGTGCGCAAAAATCTATTGGACAAAAATGTCCGAAATCTCCAAGCGGTGGGGAAGCGGTGAAAAATTGGCTTTTTCGCAGTTCTGAGCTTTACTCAGACTTGAGTAAAAGGCGGGCGGTGAATCGCCGCCCCCTGCCCGTGAATGTGCGGATTTGTGCGGCATAAAAAAGAGAGCGTCAATGTGCGCGTTTGGCGCACTAAAAAAGACGGGGTGCATAGTTCGTTCACGCGGTCACGCGCGCCCGCGTATCGTGTCCATAAATTCGTATTTTGAACAAAAATGCACACGAAAAAAGGAAGGATACAGCAATGGAACAGAAACAGGCCAAGAATGACCAGCAGGCTACAAACGCGGCCCTTGCAGCTCTGGCAGCCGCCGGGAATGCTTTTGCTCTGGGCCAGCTGTGGGAAGTCAACAAGAGTTTTATTCGACGGCAGCTGTGGCAGTGGTACGAGAAGAACAAGCCTGTTGCTGACAATGCGGGCCTGTCCTTTGAGGATTTGGTACAGGAAGGGTATTTTGCGGTTGACTATGCTGCCAAGCACTACAGCGCAGAACAAGGCAATTTCACAACGTATCTGAGCTACGCACTGTTGAAGCAGATTCGCACCGCCACCTGTGGAGAGCACACACGGGGTGTCACCACCGATGACGGCAGGCGCGTGGCTGTATCTGCAAACCCGCTGAACGAGTGCAGCAGCCTTGACGTTCGCCTTGATGAAGCGGACGAAGGCAGCAGCACCAAAGGGGAAACCATCGAAGATCCGGCGGCTACACAGGCGTTTCAGCAGGCAGAGGATGGTGTTTACACCGAGGAGTTACACACAGCCCTTGAAACAGCCATGACCCAGCACCTGACCGAGCGGGAAGCAGCTGTTTTGCGCAGTCGTTACTATGACGAAAAGAGCCTCCGGGCCGTTGGCGTGGAACTTGGTGTACAGGCCGAGCGCGTGCGTCAGATCGAGGTTAAGGCAATTCGCAAAATGAAGGGGCTTTCCTCTCTCCAACGCTGGCATGATGATGTGATCACCACCAGAGCATGGCGCGGCACCGGCTGGAACGCATGGAACCGCTATGGCAGCGTTCAGGAACGCACGGTGGAATACTGGGACGAACAGGTGAAGAAATACGAGGAGCATGTGCGCGAGCTGGTCGAGAAGTACGGAATCTCTGCCATCATCTGA